TCAGTTATAAACTCAGATTTTTGATAGTATCTAGCATCACCTCTTGTATCATTATGATATTGGGTATGGTCATCGTCACCTAGACCTTGCAAAGTTCCATGATCGCTACTAGTAAAGTTACCAGATACCTGATTCCACCTTACTAAGTGTGTAGCAAGAGTAGCATCTGCGTTGCAGGTAATTTGATCATCAGAGTGCAAGGTAGCCCCTATCCCTGAGGGCACTACCGCATTTGCATGAATATCCAAATCACCTACGATAAGAGAGGACAAGTAAGTAACACCTTCACCACTAGCTTCCACATGTCTAATACCAGAAGCACTCAATCCCCCAAAATTCACACCACCTGATGCTCCCGATAAATTTAACCCTACTACACCATCTCCAAGAATACCCTCTCCTAATACTACCTCTTGTTTAGCCGTATCGTAGGTAAAAACGGGTTTCTGCCACACAAGTGTGGCCCCGTCATCAGATAAAGCTAAAAATTTTGTAGCATTACCTGCCATTGCGGGAAAAGTTTTGGCTGATCCTAATCCCTCGCCATCATTAAAAAGACCCGAAGCATCGTATGCAGCGTCTGCTGCATTAGTGGACCACACCACCTCCCCACCTGCACCAACAGTAAGTACCTTACCTACGTCCCCCAAGGGTCCAAACAATGTGTTGAAGCATAAGGTTTTATCAGAAGGTTGCTCTACTAATTGATAGGTTCCATCGGGCATTCCTGAAACGACCACGGGAACCAAATTTGAATCACAGGCCATTAGTTTTTACTCTTCTTCTTCTTCTTCTTCTTCTTCTTCGTCCTCTTCGTCCTCTTCTTCAGGGGGAGAATCCCCTAGAAGAGCCTCTAAATCCGATAGTGCGTCCACAAATTTTTCCTTAGACATAGGCTCTTCTTTTTTTTTCTCTTCCCCAGATGGCTCTTCTTCCTCTTGAGAATCTTCCTCTTCTGAGGGCTCTTCAGCTTCGGCTTCTTCTGCCTCTTCCTTAACCTTCTTCTTTAGATTTTTTTCTGCCGTTTTTATCGAGTCATCTTCTTCGTCGCCTACGCAATCCTCACCAGCCTCATCCTCCTCAGCGTCTTTCTTGGATTTTTTATCCTCTGGGCTAAGTTCTTTTTCTGTATTCTTCTTATCTTTATCCAATAAAAGCTTTTCTTTTGTCTTCTCTAATAACTCTGTTACATTCGTTTCCTTTTGCAAAATATCATCGAAAGACATTTCTTCAATAAGGGTAAAGTCTCTACAGAAAGAAACATACCCACTCTCCTCAAAACATTCTTGAAGAATATCGTTAACATCAATAATTTCTACCCCATTCTTAGTATTAAGCATTTTACTTAGATTAGATAAAGTTTCTCTAATTATACTTCCTTTAGGTGCAAGACGAGTCAATGCTTCAAATATAACAACTTGGGTACTAGCTAAACCTTTAAAAGTTGCTGTATCCCTCATATTGAGAACATTAATTCCATATTTCTCATTTAGAAGATTAATAATAATCTTCTTTATAGGCTTTTTCATCTCAAATAACTTTGATACAAAAGTCTTTAGCTCTTTAGGGGAGATAGATATTTCTTCACTAAGACTAAAAGAGTTATTAATACTTTCTGACAATTGCTTCTTAGTTACTAAGGCAAGGAAGGGCACATCAATAACTGCTTCAACTAAGGCAGTAAGAATAGTCTCGTTTGATTCCTCAAAAACCATACTTGCTAGATTTCTAATCTTACTATTGGTGGCCCACATATCTTCAAAGTTTTTCTTAGATTCGTGCAATTCTTTATTTACAAGTTCTTGTTTACAAATAAGCTCGTATACGGACTTGTTTAAACCCTTTGAGATTACATAACTTCCGTCCTCTTCTAACTTAGAAAAGGATATTTTTGGGAAGTTAAATGCTTTTGATACGGAGTTAGATAATTTAATAGCATTCTCAATCTGCTGAACTTCCTGAATGACCTCTCTATTGTTCTCTAAGAAATTTAGGAATTGTGGCATTACTTCTAAGAATTGGCTAAATTGGTCAGTCCCTATAATTGTTTGATTTTCTGAAAAGAGGTTGGCCTTCTCTCGAAGCTTGTTCTTAACATTTTCAAATTTAATTCTATTTTCCCAAAGAGAAAGTATATCAGAGAAACTATTCTCTGCTGTTCCGTAGTCGTCAGAGTTTAAATTTCCCACAAAGGATGATACCTTCTCATTAACAAAGGAATCAAAAACCTCATTATCACTAAAGATATCGGTATCCTGAACCTTAATATTCTCAAAAGAGATATCCCTCCCAAGTCTGTACTGTCCTGACAGAACCTTACCACCTTCCGTTAGGTAGGCTACTTTCTTATTTTCACTATCAATAGAAAATATTTCTACGTTTTCCCTTAAAGACCTGCCTAAGCAGTCCCCCAACTTTAAAAGATTTGTAACAGTACTGTTTCTGTTTTCAAACAAATGATCAAACATATCTAACTCCTTAACTTATTATTTAGGCTATGGGTATATAGTAAAGCTAATTAGCCTCTTATTTAGCGATTTCCTGTATTTCTTGATATAATCTTATTAATAGAAGACAACTTTATATCTTTGTTATCCCCTGACTCCATGATAATTTTCTTTTTAATTCTATCTAAAGCTTGAGAGATTTTGGTATCCACGCCTTCTTTTTGTAATTCTTTGGCCCTATCGTGATCAGCTTGCTTGCCTTTTTCTTCTCTATCGGCATCCTTATCCTTATCTTCCTGACCCATTCCCATTTCAGTCGCTGCTTGGGCTGCTTGTTCTGCTGCTTCTTCTTCCTTCTCTTCCTTCATCTTCTCCATAGTATTTTGGATTTCTTGATCTGTCATATCATAGAACTCTTTATAGATTACAGATTTTGGAAAAAGACCAGTGCCTACAACTGCTTGGACAACACGAGCTTTCTGCTCATCAATTTCCATCTTACGCTTTGTAAAGACATCACTAGGATCTGGTAATAGTATCTTGAGTCCCTTGATTAAGGAGGGTGGATAGCCCACCAAAACTAAGTGTCTTCTAGCTATGGCCTCTAGACCCATCTCGACTTGTTGTTGTACTCTCCCTATAACCCTAGCAAACTTAGCATCTAATTGAGAAAGATTAGCTTTTCTTTCGGGAGATTTATCTTTCTCTACTATGTAATCCTTTGGGATTTTTAATGAAGCGAGAAGTTTATCCCTAAAATACCTAACGTCCTCTACCTCCCCCAAGTTAGAAGCTCCCTGTAGGGTGTCAATTTTTGTTCCTTGAGCACCTCTTGTTGGGACGAAGAAATCTTCATCTGCACTTAGTGGGTTATACCGAGAATCAATACTTCCCGTATTAGGGTCGTAGTATTTTTCTTTCTTGAACTTCTCTTTAACCTTCTCAATAAACATTTCTGCTTTAGTAGCTGGCATATTGGCAACATCAATATAGAAGATTCTTCGTTCAGGGGCTCTTGCTAATCGGTAGATAAGCATAGCATCTTCCATAAGTTTTAGAGATCTAAATACTCTGGTTGCCACTGCGGCTATTGATTTCCCATATGGGTAGTACGCAGGATCGGAAGTTCTTAGCATAAAGTGAACAATTTGATTTCTATCAAGAGTAATATAAGAGCCACCTCCCATGTTCATGGAAGCACTGCCAAATGCTGCCCAGTCGTCCTTGTCAGGTATTTCTTGTAAGAAATCTGTTAGGTATCCGTATTCATTCTCTACCCTAATAATAAAATTAGGATTCAAAACCTTAATTCGCTGTAGCCCCTTTCTGGGGTTATTTACGTCTAAAATAGTCTCTACGAAACAATCTCCGTATTTAACTGTGTTTCTTATAATATCCCAGAAGTCTTTGTCTAAGTTAATCTCGTCGAACATAGTTTCTACTTCGTCTACGATTAGTTGGCTGTCACTTTGGATAGTCCATCGTTTGTTTCTTAAACTCTTTTGGGTCGAATCATCAGCATAAATATCAAAGGCTGCGCCAATTTCAGGATAATCATCCATTTCTTCAAATTTTTGATAACGCTCTCTTCTATTTTTTTCAAGATCTGGAAGTATAAGAGAGGTTCTATTTATAGCACCAACCGCTGGGAGGACATCTGATTGTACTGTCTCTGTATTTTGAACAGTATCACCTGCTAGGTTAGCTTGTGGGGTTGCTCCCGAATCTCCTTGCTTGCCCACATACGGGGCCGCTTTAGTTGCAAAAAATCTAGCTAGAAATTGACCTAAGCGGCCCGTAGGATAAAAATATGGACCTAATCTTTCCCCCGCGCCCCCTGCTCCAAATTTAGTATGCCCCATAGCATCTTCATTTAATTGGTCTTCATCTTTTTCTAACTTATCAACCATTTCATATCCTCTTCTAATTCTCTATTTTCACTATCGTGAAGAACTGCTCTTTTTGGTTCCAGAGGCTTTCTTTCAAATTCTTCATTTGCCACCATCTCCAAAGGATTACTATCCGACAAGATATGCATTAAAAATACTGCTATAGATAAGCTCATAATGAGATCATCATGTTTTCCGTCATCTGCTTTTATCTTACCATTATCATCTACAATAAAAGTTAAAAATTCATTAACTGTTCTCTTAGAATTAACTTTTATAAAATTATTACGAACATATTCTTCCATCCTTGCTAGAAGCTCTTCACGATTTCTGGTTGTAACTTGAATCCCAAAATCATTCTTATCATCTATCCAAAGGTT